TGCCTGATAGTTCACAGACACAGCCAGTTGCATTTAACTGTGAGGGCGGTTTAGTTCTTAACCGTTCTAACTTTATTATGCAGCCGGGAGAGGCACTACAACTAGAAAACTTTGAGCCTGACATTTCAGGTGGCTACAGACGTATTAGTGGTTTTCGTAAATATGTAAATGCTGTTGTGCCTCAAACTAGTTCTAGCTCTGAATCACTACTAATGATTGCTAACTTTGATAATAAAGTATTAGCAGCTAGAGGTGAAAAGATATTTAGTTCTGCTTCTGCTGAGTTGTCTATTGCCATTGCAGCAGATACAAGCATGACAGGATCAGGTACTATTACTGTACCATCTACATTAGGTTTTTCTTCTAGCGGTACACTACAGATTAACTCAGAGATATTTACTTACACAGGTAAAACATCTACTACTTTTACAGGCGTAACTAGGGCTGTATCTTCTACTGCAGCAGCACATGCTAAACTTGATGTAGTATCAGAAAGCTGGACTGAAAGAGATACAGGTAGAACCAGTGCTACAAAGTACCACTTTGAAAGATATAACTTTGACGGTAACGAAAAGATTATCTGTGTGGATGGTGTCAATGCTCCTGTAATATTTAACACTTCTATGGCAGCAGCAGATGTTAGTGATAGTAGTGTAGCAGGTGCTACTGTTGTAGCTGCATATAGAAACCATATGTTTTACGGTGGTAAGTCTACTACACCACAAGAGGTAGTATTTAGTGAGCCGTTTAATGAAGATGGTTTTACAAGTGGTCAGGGTGCAGGTAGCATTAAGGTTGATGATACAGTAGTTGCACTAAAAGTTTTCCGTGATAGCTTGTTTATCTTTTGTGAAAACAGAATATTTAAACTTACTGGTTCTAGTTCTTCTGACTTTTCTGTACAACCTGTTACTAGAAACATTGGTTGCATTAACAGCTTTACCGTACAGGAATTTGCAGGTGACTTAATCTTCCTTGGTCCTGATGGATTACGTACTGTTGCTGCGACTGCACGTATTGGTGATACTGAACTCGGTACAATTAGTAAAAATATCCAGACTGTATTTGATGAAAACATTAAAGATGCAGGATCGTTTGACTCCGTAGTTATACCCGATAAGACCCAATACCGCATATTCTTTACTAAAGATGGGCAAGGACAAACACTATCTAAAGGTGCTATCTGTGTTCTTAAAAAGGAAGCATTTGAGTTTTCTGAAACACGTGGCATACAGGTAGCTTGTACGGATACTTTTGTTGAGTCAGGTGATGTTATTGTTCTTCACGGTGACACTACAGGTTTTATACAAAGACAAGAATCAGGCAATGACTTTGATGGTACAGCTATCTTAGGTAGATACAGAAGTCCTGACATGAGCTTTGGAGACAGTGGTATCCGTAAACACATGCAACGGGTTATCATTAACTACAAACCAGAAGCAGACATTGATGCTGACCTTATTCTTAGATACGACAACGAAGATACCGATTCTGCTAGACCTGCAAACTACCCACTAGATACAGCTAACGTGGCTGCACAGTATGGTTCTGCTACGTACAGTACACAAGGCAGTGCAACACAGTTTGTTTATGGTGGGCCAACACAACCCCTTGTACGTCAACCAGTAGAAGGTTCTGGTTTTTCAGTTGCATTAAAAGTAGAAGACGGTGGTACTACTGCCCCGTACTCACTTAAAGGGTTTCAGCTAGAATATCAATTAGGAGCAAGACGTTAGATGGGTGCTACATATTCAAGACAATCATCATATACAGATGGCGATACAATTACGGCGGCTCACACTAACAATGAGTTTGATCAGCTATTAGCTGCCTTTGCCGCAAGTACAGGCCATACACATGACGGGACTACTGCAGAAGGTGGTCCTATTACTAAGCTACTTGGTACATCTATTACGATGGGTGACGGTACTGCAGGTACAGACATTACAGTAACCTTTGATGGTGAGAGTAATGATGGTGTATTTAAGTGGATGGAGGATGAGGATTACTTTGAGTTTTCTGATGATATACTTATTGCGGCTGCGGAAAAGTTACAGTTTCGTGATAGTGCTATCTATATTAATTCTAGTGCTGACGGGCAGCTTGACCTTGTAGCTGACACAGAGATACAGATTGCAGCTACTACTATTGACATGAATGGTAATGCTGATATCTCAGGTAACTTAGGTGTTGGTGGTAATCTTACAGTAACAGGTACTACTACCTTTAATGGTGGTACGATTACAATGGGTGATGCAGCCACTGACAATGTTGTGTTTGGTGCTGACGTAAACTCAAGCATTATTCCTAACACAGATAGTACATACGATCTTGGTTCGTCTAGTCAGGAATGGCGTGACTTGTACATTGATGGTACAGCCTACGTAGATGCTATTAACTATAATGGTACAGCTATCTCAGCTACTGCTGCTGAACTTAATATCATGGATGGTGTAACTGCTACAACAGCAGAGCTAAACCTTATGGACGGTGTTACTGCCACTACTGCAGAACTAAACATTATGGATGGGGTAACAGCAACTGCTGCTGAGTTAAACATTCTTGATGCTAGTGGTAGTACAATAGGTGATCTATCAGAAATTAGTACTATTGCTAATGATGACGTATTCCTTGCATTAGATACTTCTGGTGGTGGCATAAAGAAAGTTTCAAGAAGTACTGTAGTATCTGGCCTTGCTACCTCTAGTGCTATTTCTAATGTAGCAGAAGACAGTACTCCACAGTTAGGTGGCAACCTAGACCTTAATGGCAATGACATTGTTACTACTTCTAATGCTACACTAGACCTAGCACCTAATGGTACAGGCACTGTTGTTGTACGTGGTAACACTAACTCAGGTGCTGTTGTATTTAACTGTGAGAGTAACAGCCACGGTCAAAAAGTATATGGTCAACCACACTCAGCAGGGGTAACTAATACTCTTATGTTACCTGCAGGTGCTAACTCTACTTTAGTATCACTTGTGTCTACAGACACACTTACAAACAAAACTTTAACCTCTCCTAAGATTAACGAAGATGTAGCAGTAACTTCAACAGCTACTGAGATTAACATTCTTGATGGTGTAACTGCTACCACTACTGAGCTTAATATAATGGATGGGGATACATCTGCAGGTACTACGGCTGTAGCTGGTGGTGACGGTATTGTTACTAATGATAATGGCACTATGCGCCAAACTACAGTAGATACCTTTGATACATACCTGTCAGCTACTACTAAGACACTCACAAACAAAACATTGACTACACCTACACTAACTACCCCAATAGCAAACGCAGGGGTTCAGCTAAAGAATGGTGCTACCTCTGCAGGGTTCCTTGAGTTCTTTGAGGATAGTGATAACGGTACAAACAAAGTAACTCTAATTGGCCCTGCATCTACTGCAGATATTACCTTGACATTACCTAGTACTGCTGGTACACTTGCGACTACCGCATCAGTAACTACAGTAGCACAAGATGAAGCAACAGCTTTAGCAATCGCCCTTGGATAAGGAAACAAATTAATGGCAAATACATTCAAGACAATTACAAGGGACGTTGCACCAGCTAGTGCAGGTACTCCTGAAACTATATATACTACCCAATCAAGTACTAGGGCTATCATCTTAGGACTTACTTTAGCTAACGTACACACCTCTCAGGTTACAGCAAGTGTAACTTTAGTTAGTACAACTACACAAACAAGTCAAACACAAAACACTACAGCACACTTAGTTAAAGATGCAGCTATACCAGTAGGATCATCCCTGTCTGTACTAGACGGTAAGGTTGTTCTTAACGCAGGTGACATTATTAAGGTAGACTGTAGTGTAGCAGATAAAGTCTCAGTGATTATGAGCTATATGGAGATTGACAGCTAATGAGTAGGCAAGAAAAACTAGCTGCATTAGCAAGCACTGGTATAACAAAAGCTGAACTAGATAACATAGACGGTGGTACAGCCAGAGGTACTACAGCTATTGCTGATGGTGATGGTGTCTTGATCAACGATGCTGGCACTATGCGTATGACTAGTGTTGAGACTATGGCTACTTATATTGGCACTAAAGTTGGTGGAGGTATGGATTTTATTGCTTCTAGTGGGGCAATCTCTAATGCTGCAAATGTGTCTTTTACAGGTTTTGATGCTTCTAAGTATGATCACTATCAATTTTGGTTTCAATACGTTATACCAGAAAGTGATAATACATATTTAAGAGGTGTAGTTAGTTCTGATGGCGGCAGTAACTACGATGGCTCCAATTATCATTACGATGGAGTTACTGACGCAAATGGCTTTATTGTAGCAAGATTAGTTGGTAATGATACTAATGAAAACGGTATAGCTGGTACATTTTATTTGTATGCGCCTCACAATACAGGTTATACATATGCTCAACCTAGTATGGTTCTTACTGAAGCCAATGGCGATATTTTTGGGCCTGATTATAATAGGTCGCATGGTAACGGTCAGGTACATTTAGTTGCGGCAGATGTTGATGCAATTAGGTTTCAATTTTCTAGTGGAAACATAGCTTCAGGCGAAATTACTATGTTCGGAATAGTAAACTCATAACAACAAAGGAGGCAGTAATGCCAAGATATCATAATATTAACGGAGAAATGGTTCAGTTCACAGCAGATGAAGAGACTGCACGTGATGCTGAGGAACAAGCATGGGCTGATGCTGCAGACACACGTGCTGCTGTACAGGTCCGTGAAGAACGGGATGCACTACTAGCTGCTACCGATTGGTTAGGCAACAGTGATGTAACCATGTCTAGTGCATGGACTACTTATCGTGCAGCACTACGGGATGTACCAGCACAGAGTGGCTTCCCTAATAGTATTACGTGGCCTACCAAGCCTAGCTAAAGGATAGAACATGACTAAAGCAAGAGACACAGCAAACCTTACTGGTAGTGGGGTAGGTCTGTCACTACTAGACATTGATGCAGGTACAGATATCGGTGCTGCTCTTGTAGATGCTGACCTTATGATTGTAGACGATGGGGCAGGTGGTACTAACCGCAAGGCTACCATGAGTAGGTTAGCCACTTATATGGGTACTAAAATAGGCGGTGGGTTAGAGTTTATAGCCTCTAGTGGGGCTATATCTAATGCCGCAAATGTTTCATTTACTCAGTTTGATTCTTCAAAATATGATGTTTACGATTTTTTCTTTTTTGATGTTTTACCTGCTACTGATGGTGCAGAAATGAGGGCATTAACAAGTTCTGATACATCTTCACATAGCTACGATAGTGGTGCTAATGATTATCAAAAAACAGTTAGTAATAGTGCTACAGGTGCTTTTGGTCAATTAATTGCCGCCGATACACTAAGTAATACTACTAATGAGGGTACAAACATAACTGTACGTATTAATAACCCCCACACAAGTCAACACACTACAGTAACTACATATAATGGTGTTGTATTTTCATCCGACGATAATCTTGGAGAGTCCGTTTATAAATTTAGAAATGCAGGTTTTATACGAGAAGAAGCTGCACAGGTAAATGCTATTCAGTTTTATTTTAGTAGTGGAAATATAGCATCAGGAGAGATCACTATGTTCGGAATAGTTAATTCATAAGGAAAAACAATGGCAGGTTATATAGGTGGTAAGGTAGCAGTATCAGCACCACAACAAATAGAAACAAAGCACACAATTACGGCAACAGCCAGCCAGACCAGTATTCCTAATGTT